GTTTATAGAAGAGTCTGCACTTAGAGTCTCTTTGTTTGAGGCATTAAAGCATCTTATTGTTACCGGTAATGTCCTGGTCTCTTTACCTAAAAATAACAAAATGAAGATCTATAATATTACTCAATATTGTGTTGAGAGAGATGCTGATGGAAATCTTATAAGAATTATTATTAAAGAATCTGTATCTCCTAAGTCATTAGATCCAGAGATTAGAGAACAATGTCAGCTAACAGGTGATAAAGACTCAGATGTAGATCTATATACTTCTATTGAAAAAGAATTAGATGGTAAGTTTTATGTATACCAATGTTGTAATGAGATTGTAATACCATCAAGCATAGGTAAATTTAAAGAAGAGGATTTACCATTCATGGCATTAAGAATGGTCCGAGTTGATACAGAAGATTATGGCAGATCATATGTAGAAGAGTTCCTGGGTGATCTCAAGTCACTTGAAGGCTTATCTCAATCACTATTAGAATCATCTGCAGCATCAGCTAAAGTTGTATTTATGGTTAAACCAAATGCAGTTACTAAGAAAAGAGATCTAGTTGAATCCAGTAATGGAGATATTATTACCGGACATAGAGAAGATGTAACTACATTACAAGCTGAAAAGCAATATGATCTCCAAGTAGTAGAGAGAGTTATTAATAATTTAACTGAGAGATTAGCATTTGCTTTCTTATTACAATCTGGAGTAATCCGAGATGCTGAAAGAGTTACAGCAGAAGAGATCAGAAAATTAGCTAATGAACTAGAGTCATCATTAGGTGGATTGTACTCATTACTATCACAAGAATTTCAAGTACCTTTAGTAAATCTATTAATGAAACGATTAGGATCAAGTGGTTCTATTCCTAAGTTACCTAAAGGGACAGTTAGTCCGGTCATTATAACCGGAGTTGCAGCACTAGGTCGTGGTAACGATCTGGCTAAACTAAGAGCCTTCTTAGAAGATGTTGCTGCCTTATCACAAATTAATCCACAAGCTGCATCTATGATCAATGTTAATGATCTAATTACAAGAATAGCTACATCACATGGTATAGATACAGAAGGATTAATAACTAGCCAGGAAGAACTTGCTGCACAACAACAAGCAGAGCAGCAACAACAAATGGCACAACAAATGACTCAAGGAGCTACACCTGCTGTAGCATCTGGAATGATGGATGGAATCAAAGATGGATCAATAGATCCACAAGCATTAGCACAAGGTATGCAAGGAATGATGGGAGATCAATAATATGGTAGACAGTATAGTAATAAATAAAGATGCACCAACCACTGCTGAAAAACCAGTGGAAGAGGCACAAGTAGAAACTACACAAGAAGAAGTAGCAGCTACACCAGAGGCAGAAAAGATACTTGGGAAATTTGATACTCAAGAAGATCTAGAAAAAGCATATAAAGAATTGGAATCTAAAATAGGATCTCCTAAAGAAGAGACTAAAGAAGAGCCTACATTAGATATTCCAGAAGGAAATGCAGAAGAAGTAGTCGAGGCAGCAGGTCTTGATATGGAATCTTTACAACAAGAATTTAGTGATAAAGGTGAACTTACAGCAGAGTCACTAGCAAAACTTGAAAAAGTAGGAATCAATAAAGATATAGTAGATAGCTACATTCAAGGTCAACAAGCAGTTGCTCAACAAATAGAAACTGATATTAAATCTATAGCCGGTGGTAACGAAGGTTACACTGAGATGATAGCCTGGGCTAAAGAAAATTTAAGTGCTGAAGAAGTGTCTGCTTATAACCGAGTAGTTAATGGTAGAGATATTGATGCTACTAAGATGGCAGTCCAAGGACTTAAGGCTAGAATGGGTGGCAATGCAGAACCTAATTTAGTGAGAGGCAAGGCAGCTATCTCACAATCACAGTTTGATTCTCAGGCTCAAATTACTGAGGCTATGAAGGATCCAAGATATGCAAAAGATCCTGCATATCGAGATGAAGTAATAGAGAAGATCAACAGATCTGATCTTTACTAAACATTACATTCCATTCTTGGAAGTAGTGAAAACTTGACAGTCAATTTAAAGGAAATAACTTGACCTTCTGAGGAAGATAATCTTGCTAAAAACTTATAAATTAAAGTCGGTTAATTAAAATTAATCCACATTTATTTAGGAGATAAATTATGGCAAATGCAACACCATCTAGTATAGGTCGTATTAATGCTGCCAATGCTGAAGATGCTTTATTTTTAAAAGTCTTTGGCAACGAGGTAATCACAGCATACGAACAAGCTAGTGTCACAGAAGGTGCTGATATGGTCAGATCAATTAGTTCTGGTAAATCAGCAACATTTCCGGTAGTCGGAAGAATGTCAGCAGCATATCACACACCTGGTGCTGAAATTAATGGTGGGAATGATGTAAACCACAATGAAAGAGTTATAACAATTAACGATCTTTTAGTGGCATCTGCTTTCCTATCAAACATTGAAGAGGCTAAAAATCATTATGATGTTAGATCTATTTACTCAACTGAGTTAGGTAGAGCTTTGGCTTTTCAAAAAGATAAACACATCTTACAAACTATTGCTTTAGCATCTTTAGGTTCTGCTAATGCTACAGGATTAGATGCAGGTACAACTGTAACTAATACTGGTATTGCATCAGCAACAGCAGCTACAGCAGCTAATGCAATGATAGATGCTTTATTTGATGCAGCAAGTGCATTGGATTCTCACTATGTACCTAAAGAAGGTCGTAAGGCTTTCATTAGATTAGAAGAGTATTACAAACTTGCTAATGCAACTAATGCAGTTAATGTTGACTTTACTCAAGGTAATGGTGGCATTGATTCTGGAAAAGTAATGAGAATTGCAGGGATAGAATTAGTACCAACACCTCACCTAGTAGCAGCTAACGTTAACTCTGCACCGGGACAAGGTAGTGCAACTCAAGGTGGTTCAGCTCCACAAGCAGTTAACTTATCAAACTATGTTTGCTTAGTTACTGGAACTGGAATTGGTGCATCTGTAGGGACTGTAAAACTTATGGACTTAGCAGTTGAATCTGAATATCAGATCCAAAGACAAGGTACTTTAATGGTATCTAAATATGCTATGGGACATGGGATTATCAGACCAGAGTCAGCAGTAGGTATCAAAGAGGCTTAATCACCTCTTACCCTCGATAGTAGCCAGTAGTTACTCCCTGGCTACTATCATCTTAATTTTTAATTACGAGATCATATGACACAAATTACACTTACTACAGAATTACAAGCAATCAATACAATGTTATCTATTATTGGTGAGGCACCAGTCTCATCTATTACAGAAAATTTAGGTGCAGATGTATCTATAGCAAAACAGATCTTAGATGAATCAGCAGTTGATATACAATCTAAAGGATGGAACTTTAATACAGAAGAGACTTATACATTAGCATTAGACTCTGATTCTAAAGTACCAGTACCTACAAATTGTGTTTGGTTAACTACCAGGACTGCAGATAATACAAGTAAAGTCATAATAAGAAATGGATTTTTATATGATAAAGAAAATAAAACTTATACTTTTTTAGCAGCTCAAGTAGTAGACATGATTATACTTTTACCATTTGAGGAGTTACCTCAATTTGCTAGAAGATATATTACAACTACTGCAGGTAGAAGATTTCAAGCTAGATATCTAGGTTCAAAAGAGTTAGCAGGATTTTCACAACAAGATGAAATGGATGCTCTGGCTAACTGTGAACAATTAGATGCAGCTAATGAAAAACAAAACATGTTAAGCAATAGCATTTCTAATCGAATCATATTTAGGAATGGCACTAGAAGGTTCTATTAATGACAGTAGTATCTTCAAGCATACCTAATTTAATCAATGGTATTTCTGAACAGAATCCAACACAAAGAAACCTCAATCAAGCAGAGGCACAAGTCAATGCTCAATCCTCAATCGTTAAAGGATTACAAAAACGACCACCTTTAGAGTTCGTTAAAAATCTTTTATCATCACAAGTATTTTCTACAAATACAGCAGTCCATCCCTATGTCAGAGATGATACAAACAAATTCTTTATTAATGCCTATAATGGTGGCATCAAAGTATTCGATCTAGATGGGAATGCAAAGACTGTAACTATTACTAATGGATCTAGCTATTTAGCTACCACTAATCCTAAAGATCAATACAAGTTTGTTTCTGTAGCAGATACAACTTTTATTCTTAATACCAGTAAAACTCCTGCAATGGCAGCAACTACAACTGCTGCTAAAGTTGAAGAGGCTCTGGTATATGTTAAGCAATCTAATTATGGTAGAACTTATAGTATCACTTTAACTCATCCAGATATGAACTCTGGTAATGCAGTGTCAACATCATTTGCTATGCCTAATGGCGACAATGTAGCAACCCAGGGACATCTAAGAGATACAGCAACTATTGCAAGTATTCTAAGAACTGGATCTGGTGCAAGTCCTGGGACACATTCTGGCACTGCTTTAACTGCAACTACCATATCTGATCACTTTACAATTACTCAATACAATTCAGTAATACATATTAGACCTACAGATAATGATTCTAGTTTTACTATTAGTTCATCTGATGGAGCCGGTGATAGTGCTATGTATGTTGTCAGAGATACTATTAATGATTTTACAGATCTACCTTACTATGCACCTATTGGTCATATTGTAAAGGTAACTGGAGATGAAGGGATTAGTACAACTGATTACTATGTAAAACATTCATCAACTGGTGTATGGACAGAGACAGTTGGACCAGGTATTAAAACTACTATTGATCCAGATACTATGCCACATAAGTTAGTTAGGAATGCTAGTAATAATACTTTTACATTTTCTAAATGTGACTGGGACCTAAGAGCCTGTGGTGATGATGATACTAATCCAGAACCATCTTTTATAGGATTCAAAGCAAACAATATTACTTTCTATAAAAATAGATTAGCTATCTTAGCTGATGAAAATATAATCTTTTCTGAGGCAGGTGGTTATTTTAATTTCTTTTCACAAACAGTAGCAGCATCATTAGATACAGATACTATTGATCTAGCAGCTACTTCAAATGAAGTTTGTGTTTTAAAACATGCTATTCCCTTCAACGAGGAATTGCTGCTGTTCTCAGATCTTGCTCAGTTCAAAATAGAAAGTGGATCCACTGGTTTATCACCTAATGATTCATCTATAACTTTAACTACAAGATTTGAAAATAAAACAAGTGTTACTCCAGTTGGTGCCGGAAACTATTTATACTTTGCACAAGGCAGAGGAGATAAGGCAGCACTCAGAGAATACTATGTCCAACCAGATACAACTAATTATGATTCTGTAGATATAACAGTAGGTGTTCCTTCTTTAATTAGCAGCAACATTTATAAGTTAGTCAGTAA